TGCCGGGACGCCATCGCCGAAGGCCACGTACCAGCCGGGCTTGCTGTGGCCTGGCGTGCCCTTGGTGCCGGAATTGAACCTGTGCAGCTTGCCGTCTAGGTAGATCGTCTCTGGCGGCTCCAGGCCCGCCTCGACCATCGCCTCCCGTAGCTGCTCGTCTGGTGGCTCTACCCTCTTGGGCTCGGGGAGAGCGTATGCGCCGCCGAAAATGCTAGTCAGGTCTGCCATGGGCTGGAGCCTTAGATAGATAGGTTGACAACCGCTGGATCGCGGTGATGCGGGGCCGCTTGGAGCGACCGCGCTGAAGGGCAAGAACGGTACTGTAGTGCAGCCCTGTCGCTGCCGCAACGACCCGAACCTTGCGGTCTTGCAAGCCGGCGATGATCTGCTCAATCGTCATCATAAAGCGTACTCCTAAAAAAAGTTGGTGAAGATCGAAAAAAAGTGTACCACAAGTCGAAAAGATGGTGTAGGATGGCATCCATGCACTGAACGGATTTCCCGACGAGTGCTGCAACAAGGAAAGCAAGATGAGCGAAATCATCCCTGGCAAGACAGACACCACCACCAAGACCGGCGCTACCGCCGGCGAGCGCCTCATTGAGGCCATTTTTGGCGATCGCGTTGGCGATGGCCTGTCAGACGCCGAGCGGGCGATGAACGCCCGCCGGGCGGTCTGGGCCGCCGAGGACGCGGCCAAGGCCGCTGCCCAGGCCGCCGCCGATGCGGAGCGCGTAGCAGCCCAGGCTGCCGCAGAGGCCGCCAAGGCCGACGCCTCCGCCACCGCTGCCACGGTAGCCGACCGTGTCCGCAAAGCGGCAGCAGTGCTGGTAGCCGAGGGCTCAGTCGAGTGGTCACGGACCGAGACCATCGCAGCATTCCGGACCGGCTATCGCGGCTCGGACGCGTTGGTCAAGGCGTGCGGGATCCTGGCCGCCGAGCTAGGCGCTTGCGACGACCGCGTCGAAGACATTGTGGCCGAATGCTACGGCCTGATCTAAACCCAAAGGAGAGCAAGATGACCAAGACCCTGACCTGGAACGCCATCCGCGCAATCGGCAAGCAGGACAGCGCCGGACGTTGGACCCCGAGTGCCGAGGTGGCCGAGTACTTCCGCAACATCCGCACCCCCAGCCGCGCTTGGCCCAACAGCATGGCCAAGGCCGCGCAGACCGCCAAGTTTGCGAACTGGCTGATCACCAACCGCCCCGAGATCGCCGCTAAGTTGCTGGCAAACTGAAAGTTACTGACCATGTCCATCAACCTAAAAACCACCGCATCCCTGGCGTCAAACGGCGCCAAAATCTTGGTCTACGGCCAAGCAGGCGCAGGCAAGACCACCCTGGCGGCAACCCTGCCAGCCCCCATCATCCTGAGCGCAGAGGGCGGCCTGCTCTCAATCCAAGACGCGAACCTGCCTTACATCGAAGTAACCAGCATGACCACCCTGATGGAGGCATATAGCTGGCTGCGCGACAGCCACGAGGCCAAGGACTATCAATCGGTGGCGCTGGATTCCATCTCGGAGATTGCCGAGGTGGTTCTCAACGCTGAAAAGAAGAGCAACAAAGACCCACGCGCTGCATACGGTGCTATGCAGGAGCAGATGGCCGATATCATCCGCGCCTTCCGCGACCTGCCCGGCCGCCACGTCTATATGTCGGCCAAGCTCGAGAAGACGCAAGACGAGATGGGCCGGGTTCTCTACTCGCCATCCATGCCTGGTAACAAGACCGGCCAAGCCCTGCCGTATTTCTTTGACGAGGTCTTGGCCCTGCGAGTCGAGAAGGACGCCGAGGGCGTGTCACAGCGGGCGCTGATGTGCGACAGCGATGGCCTCTGGCTGGCAAAAGACCGCAGCGGCAAGTTGAGCGCCTGGGAAACGCCAGACCTTTATCACATCATCAGCAAGATCGGCGGTGCGAAATGATCGCGGTCTGGTTGGCCTGCAAAGAGGCCGAGCGCCTGGCAACCGAAGCTCGGCGGGTTGTCGAAGACGCCATGATCGAGCAGTTCAAGATTGCCAAGGACATGGAAGGCACAAAGACTTTTATGTCCACGGGCTACACGGTCAAGATCGCTGGCCGCCTGAACCACAAGATTGACTCGGACAAGCTCCAAGCGATCGCTGCCGAGGCCGGCCTGGCCGAGCACCTCGGCTCACTCTTCCGCTGGAAACCGGAAATCAATTCGTCGGCCTGGAAATCAGCCGATGAATCCATCACGCGCCCGCTCTTGGGTGCGATCACCACTACGGCGGGCCGCCCGTCTTTTTCAATCAACAAGGAATAAATCATGGCTTCATTCGGAGAAACATTCGTCGCTGCTGACCTGCCTATGGGCAAGAGCTTCGAACCCTTGCCTGCCGGCTGGTACACGGCGGCTATTACGCAAGCCACGGTGAAGGACACCAAGGCCGGCACTGGCCGCTACATCTCTTTGAAGTACGACATTACTGGCCCGAGCCACCAGGGCCGCACCATCTTTGGCAACTTGAACATCAGCAACCCGAACCCGAAGGCCGAGGAGATTGGCCGCCAGCAACTCAACAGCCTGATGCGAGCCATTGGCCTGGCCAAGGTCAACGACACCGACCAGCTTATTGGCGGGCAGCTGAAGATCAAGCTGGCCATCACCCAGTCGGAGCAGTACGGCGAGGGCAACGAGGTCAAGGACTTTGCCACCATCGCTGGCGGGGCAATGCCTGCGGCAAGCAAGCCGGCGGCACCAGCTGCTGGGGCGAAGGCTGCGCCGCCTTGGGCGAAGTGAGATAGAGCAACGGGGCGTGACGGGTGTCACGCTTCAACCCCAACCAAACAGGAAATATCATGATTCTCAAATTGACCGAAAAAGAAGTAACTGAGGCTGTGCTGGAGTGGGCCAACAAACGCATGGACTACGATTTCCAGGAGCACATATTTAACGCGGTGGACTTTAAGTATTCGACCATCCACGGCTGCGAAGTCTCCTGGGTCGAGCCTGCCCAGCCCGAGGCCGCCTAATGGCCACAATCCCAATCCCCGACGAGGTAGCTGCGGCCATCGACGCCGCCCACGAGCGCCAGGTCGAGCTACCCAGGTCGCACCTCGGCGCCAGCCAACTCGGCCACGCCTGTGATCGGTGGCTGTGGCTGTCCTTCCGTTGGGCCGTGCGCGAGCCATTCCCTGGTCGCATCCTGCGCTTGTTTCGGCGGGGCCGGCTGGAGGAGGCCACCATAGCGGCGGATCTCAAGGCGATTGGGATTGAGATACACAGCACCGAGGGCTCCCAGGTCCGGGTTGACTTTGGCTCGCACGTCAGCGGGAGCCTGGACGGCATCATTGAGTCTGGCGTGCCTGGCGCGTTGAAGGCCCGGCATATCTTCGAGGCCAAAACGCATTCCAAGAAATCGTTTGACGATCTAGTCAAGCACGGCGTAGAGAAATCCAAGCCGATTCACGCCGCCCAGATGCAGGTTTACATGCACGGTACGAACATTGACCGGGCGCTCTACTTTGCAGTCTGCAAGGACGATGACCGCATCTACACCGAGCGCCTACGCTACAGCCGCACCGAGGCTGAGCGCCTAATAGCTCGCGGGCATCGCATTGCTTTGGCGGATCGGATGCCGGAGCCGCTCTCCAGCAACCCGGCCTGGTACGAGTGCAAGTTCTGCGCTGGGCATGATTTCTGCCACGGCAGCAAGAAGACCAAAGAGGTTAACTGCCGAACCTGCGCCCACAGCACGGCGGAGCCATCCACGCCAAACCAAGATGCGCACTGGACATGCGCACGATTCGACCGCAGCGTGATCCCGATTGAGACGCAGTACACCGGCTGCGACAGCCATGTCCTGCACCCTGACCTAGTGCCCTGGCAGCGCTTAGACGGGCCGGACGCTTGGACGGCGATCTATCTCATTGATGGGCGAGAGGTGGCCAATGGGGAGGGGGATGCGAATGTTTTTGGGTCTCGGGAGTTGCTGAATGCTCCGTGACTACCAACATCGCACCATAGACCAGCTCTACACCTGGTTCGATCACAACGCCACCGGCAACCCTTGCTTGGTGCTGCCCACCGGCTCGGGCAAGAGCCACATCATTGCGGCCTTGTGCAAGCGGGTATTGCAGGAGTGGCCGGACAGCCAGATTCTGATGTTGACCCATGTCAAGGAATTGATAGAGCAGAACGTGGAGAAGTTGCGCCAGCACTGGCCCGATGTGCCTGTTGGTATCTACAGCGCCAGCATCGGCAAAAAGCAACTTGGCGAGCCGATCACGTTTGCCGGCATCCAGTCGGTGCGCAAGAAAGCCGCTCTGCTGGGACACGTTGACCTGGTGCTAGTGGACGAATGCCATCTGATCGCTCACAAAGACCAAGGCGGCTACCGCTCGCTGCTGGCCGACCTGTTGGCAATCAACCCGCGCCTGCGGGTGGTGGGCCTCACCGCCACACCTTACCGCCTCGGCCACGGAATGATTACCGACGAGCCCGCCATCTTCCGCGAGCTCATTGAGCCCGCCAACATCCTCGAACTGGTGCGCCTCGGCCACCTGGCGCCGCTACGCTCCAAACACACCACGGCGCAGCTGGACACCAGCGAAGTTCACAAACGTGGCGGCGAATTTATCGAGGCCGAGTTGCAAGCCGCAGTCGACACGGCAGACCAGAACAATTCTGTTGTGCGCGAGATTATCAAGCTCGCCGGGGATCGCAAGGCCTGGCTGGCCTTCTGCTCTGGCGTCCAGCATGCATGGAACATATGCGACAAGCTCAACGAACTTGGCATCGTCGCGGACTGCATCACCGGCGCTACTTCCAAAAAAGAACGCGAGCGCATCATTGGCGAATTCAAGGCGGGCCGCATCCGCTGCCTGACCAACGCAAATGTGCTGACCACCGGGTTTGATTACCCGGACATTGACCTAATCGCCATGCTGCGCCCCACCATGTCGCCAGGCCTCTACGTCCAGATGGCTGGCCGGGGTTTGCGGCCCAAGAGCCATACCGATCACTGCCTCGTGCTGGACTTCGCAGCGGTGGTGGCAACGCACGGCCCGATCACCCACGTCCGACCGCCGAACAAGAAGGGTGATAAGGAAGGCGCAGCGCCAGTGAAGGTATGCGACAACTGCCAGGAGTTATGCGCCCTGGCGGCCCGTGTATGCCCTGCCTGCGGGCATCCGTTTCCCGAGCCTGAAGTTAAGAAGCTCAAGCTCCAGAACGATGACATTATGGGATTGGCGGGCAAAAAGATGGAGGTGACCGCCTGGCGCTGGCGCAAGCATGTCAGCCGCGCCAGTGGGCAGGAAATGTTGATGGTGACGTATTACGGTGCTTTGTCCGATGCGCCAGTGAGCGAATACATGCCGGTGAACAATCCCGGCTATGCAGGCGAGAAAGCTCGGCGGACTGTGGCAGAGATCGCCTCGGGTGCCGATGTGCTTGTGTCCGACCTTTATAACCCGCTGGACGTGGTGGCCGATATTCTTTCCTGCGGCGAGCCGCCGGCAATGATTGAGTACAAGATGGACGGTAAATTTCACAGAGTATTAAGGAGAAGTTGGAATGAGACACAAACAGCCTGAGATCGTCACCGTCTACTACAACGCAATCAAAGCCGGCCCGCCGCGCTGCTGCCACAGCTGCGAGTTCTACGGCACGGACGGCCTGTGCGTGGAGTTTTTTAAGGAGCCGCCGGAGGAGTTTGCCGCCACGCCGGATGCCTGCGACAAGTGGACCTACGACATTCCATTCTGATATGAAAACCGAGCACGAAGAGCAGCGCGAGCTGGTGCAGTGGATACGCCGGGCCTGCGGGGTGCGGGTCTTTGCGATCCCCAATGGCGGCCTGAGAGGCATCGCCGCAGCTGGACGCCTGAAGGCCGAAGGCGTCTCGCCTGGCGTGCCTGACTTGTTCGTCCCGGCCTGGCTGCTCTGGATCGAAATGAAACGCGAGACTGGCGGCAGCGTCTCGCCAGAGCAGCAGAGCTGGCATGACTACCTGCGCAACCTGGGCCACCATGTGATCGTTGGGCGCGGGCAGGAGGATGCCAAAAAAAAGATGGCAAACCTGGGGTTTGTACCTAGAATTTGATGCTTTTTTTTAGGTAATATCCTTCTCACACCAACCCGCAACCAGCGAACAGGACAAAGACCATGACAACATTCAAGCCAACCAACGCACACCTTCAGATGGAAGCTGACTCCATTGAGCGCAACGCCAAAGAGTCTTTGAATTGCTGGATTGTGTTGGGTCAAACGCAGCGCTACTTTGACGAAATGCGCAAGGTTGACTTGCTGCGCCAAGCAATGACTTTGCGCGGTCTTCGGGTTCGCGCCGAGTACCTGGCCTCTTACTAATTCACCCCAGCCCGGCCCAACGCCGGGCATCAAGGAGCCCCCATGATTTCAGACACCCTCTTCGCCATAGCCTTAGGGCTTGCCGGCGCCACCTTCTTGTTTCTGGCCCTGTCATGATTGCAACCAAACACAAGCTCCTGCTCACCAACGCTTTCGGCATTGCCGGATACAAGCGCGCCTTGTTCGACGCGCTCAACGCCTCGGTGGCGGAAGAGTGCGATGGCGAGCGCCTGG